CCCTTGAACCGCATGTGCTTCGAGTTCTTGCGCTGCATGTCAGCATGCCTTCCCATTGGGCTTGCGACTGACGACCTTGCCGCCGTCGGCGTAGCCAGCGATCTTACCCTGCGGTGCCATCCCACCACCGCCGCCCGCAACGGGAGGGGGACGCATCGCTCCGCGAGACGCCTGTGCAGCCTGAGCTGCTTTCAAAGCAGTCGCCCTGAAGCCGCCGGACGGTGCGCCTGCACCGCTAGCAAGCGCCGAGCGCTGCGCCCGCGCGGCCTGAAGCCGCTGCCCGATGCCCGCTGGCATGCGGGGATTCATCGGCCTTGCTCCAGCACCGTTCATGCCGCCAAACATACCGGCGATCTTTGCCTTCATAGGTCCCGCAAAAAATCCCATGCTACCCTCCTACCTGACCGTTACTTGCAAACTGCTGCTCCGCCCCCGTGGACTGCCGCACGGCCTCGGGACCTGCGCGCTGCTCCTTGGGGGACGGCGTCTGGCCGGGAGGGGCTGAGCCCTGCGGAGGCTGCGCCCCCGGCGGGCCGGGAATAGCGCCCGGTGCGCCCATTCCCATCATCTGCTGCAATTCATCGTCGCTCGGCACTACGCGCTCGTGGTCGAGACCGAGGTTGTTCGCCACCGACCGCAGGACGTTCGCGCGACCGGGGATGCCGATGATGTTGAGGTCAATCGGATTCCCAGTGAGCTGCAGGAACTCAAGCTGCCGCATGCGGTCCTGCTCGCGCTTCTGAGCGTAGTTCACGCCCTTCACAACGATCTGTTCATCGCCACGGAACATGCTCGGATTGGTCAACATGACCATGTCAAACAGGTCCGTCAGCAACGGCTCCATGATGTCCCGATCCACGGTGGCGGCGACGTTCTGCAGAGTCTTAGCAGCGTTGCCCATGAGCATGGCCAAGCCGGAAGCAGTCCGGCCCGCGCCGCCCACCTTCTCGTTACCCATCATGTAACGAGGGATCGAGCTGATGTCGTCGGCGAGCTGCGAGAACTTCTCAAATACGCTCAGCAGCACGTCGGCGTTGGAGTTTGGCTGGAAGAAGTCGATAGGCTTGGCCGCGCCCGTGATCATCGGGTCAAACTTCACATGCCACCGCTTCCACGGGTACAGGTCGTCAGTCTCGCCAAGCTGCAGGACCTGATCGTTCACAACCACCTGCGGTCCACTGGAGATCGACAGGTTGTTCACAAGGGCGCGCAGGGTAGCGTTGGAGACCTGTTGCACATCGTCCAGCACGTCGGGCAAGCCCTCGCCTACCATCGCACCGGGGACCTTCTCGTAGGACGAGATGTAGTACGGGTGGCGCTGACGGGGCGTCGGGTTGATCTGGGCCTTGATGACGAAGCGGTCGATGAGCCACGCGGTAACGCGGTACTCCTGAAGGGGATCGGGAACGTCCTTCGTGTCCATTCCCCAATCGAGCAGGGTAGTGCCCTGCACTGAGCCGTGGTACTCCGCCGTGTCAATGAGCCCCTGATGGTGGCGCGGCCACCGCTCGCGGTCCTCCATGCGGGCGCGCTCGGCGTCTGTCACGTCCCACCATTCACGGAACCCAACCTCACCGAAGCGTTCCAGACACTGGTCAATCTGGTCGTCCCGGTAGCCGGGGAGCCCCTTCACGCCAAGGAGGTCGGCGCGGGTCAGGCGGATGCGTTCGACGAACTCAGCCTCATGCGGGCCGGAAGCGCCGGGGCTGAAGTACAGGTCGAACGGCGACACGCGCCTCCAGAACATCTGCGGAATCTGAGAAAGCTGCGGCTGACCGTCAACCCATTTCAGCCGGGACACCCGGCGGACTTCAGGTCCCTTCAGGACCGCATACGGAAAGATCGGCAGGTCGATGAGGAACTCGGCGAACGCCTCGTAAAAGTTCCCCTCGCTTAGCATGTCGTCCATCTTGTCGGTGGACCGCTGCGCCTCGTCCTTCGCCTGCTTCTTCGCGGCCTTCTCCGCCTGCTGCGTGAGCTGACGGCGGCGGGCGTCGATCTGCCCCTCGTCGGGCAACTGCCCCATCTGGGCCATTGCCACGACTTCAGTCATGATGAGCTGGTCGATCGCGCCGACGATGTCGTCCGGAAGCGTAGGAATGGGTGTCGGAGCAATCTCCCACGGTCGCTCACCACCGAGGAATACGTCCCGCAGCAGCGCCGTGGCGGCGCGGCACTTCGCCCCCGTGATGCGGGCGTAGACCTCGGAGCCGCCAAAGCGGCGGATTTCCTGCAGCTTCGTCGGGTCGTACTGGCCCTTGTAGACGCGAAGCGACTCGATCAGGCGCTGGCTGATGCCTTCGGTATTGCGGAAGTTCCGCATCTCCTGAAGGCGGGAGCGGATGTGGGACGCAAGCGCGGAGGTAATGGCGTCGTCGCTGTTCTGCTTCTGCGCGGCATCAGAAGCCATCTGCTCCTGAGCCTGTAGCTCAGATGGCGAAACGACACGCAGCAGCCCGCGACCGGACACGCCAGTATCGACTCCTCCGAGACCATTCGGAATCTGCGTGGGGATTGCGGCCACTTCGGCTCCTCAGTTGCGCCCGGAATAGTCTCGTGGTATGCCGAACGTGTGTCAAGCCGGGACTGCTGCCCACTCTACCTTGGCATCCCTTGGCCTCCGATCGACATAGACGGGCATCGAGAACGTGATTCCATGTTCCGGATGCGTGATCCAAAGCGCCTGCCGGGGAGACTCGAACTTGAAGTTGTTCGAGGCGGCGTACTCGTCGTACCCCTTCAGGCTTCCGTTCACGATTATGGAATCGAGCTGGATAAGCTGGTGCCAGTGCCCCATCAGGATCGTATCGTAGCCCGCCTGAATCTGTGACTGCTTCGACCGCTTCTTGATGTCACCACGGGTGATCGGCCCGAGGGGGCCGATAATGCCGTCGCCGCCACGGAACTGGTCGCCGTGGGTCAGCATGTACCGCTGGTGATACAGCCTGAACAAGGCGTCCGGGCCGTCCGGGATCAGGAAGCTGACCTTGTCAGATTCCAGATTTCTGCGGAGAACCTGATACAGGAGCCAGTCCCAGTTCGAGTGGTTCCTCCGCTTGGCGCGGGGCTTATGCGTCATGCGCCCGTGGTTCCCAGTGACGCCGACGACAAAGACCTTCCCGAACTGCTTCTGGAGCGTCTCAATGACCTTGGTCAGCACCCCGAGGAGATCCAGCCAGACAACGGTCGTCGGCTCCTCATTGGTCTCCTTCAGCTCGTCGTGGATGTCCCCGGACAGCATGTCGCCGCCAAGGATCAAGCAGATGCCGGGGTACCGGGCCGAGGACAGGTGCTTGGTGAGCAGCTCGATCGTCACCGCCAGCATGGTCTCCGCGCGCTTGTGGGCGATGGCGAGGTTGTACTCGTTCACTCCGCCAATCTCGCCCGGACGCACTACCTCGCCCCAATGCCAGTCGCTGGCAAACAGCGTTGGGACCCCAGTCAGGTCGGAAATTTTTCCGGGGGGCTTCGTCGTCCAGTCGGGGATCTGGGGGGTCGTGTCAGCGACCTGAAGGATCTTGCTGCGCACGAAGGCGTCAGTCAGGAGCTGCTCCTCCAGATTGCGGATCTTCTCGTTGGCCGCTGCTAGCTGCACTGCAGCATCGTGGGACTGGCGAAACTCTTCAATGCCCTTCTTCATGACGAGAACTCCCGGAGCTTGTCCGCGAACTTCTTCGTGCCGCACCACACGCGCTTGGTGTTACGGCTGGTCGTCTTGGCTTCAAGCCAGTGATCAGAAAACTGATCGCGGAAGTGAGCGAAATCGGTGACAGATACCCCGCACCGCTTGATGAACTCGCCTTCGTACTCCCATGCGTCGCCTAGCTCGGCGAGCGCAGCCTTGATCTGGCGAGGGACCTTGAAATTCTTGTCGTGTAGCTGGCGAAATGAATCAATATCCTTACCTGACAGCTTTGCCACGCGATGGCTCCTTGGTTAGTGCTTCGTGAATGACGCGGCCTCCGGTGTAGGAGTCGATCCGCGCGGCAATCCGCACGGCCTCGACTGCAGACTTCCCGCAGTGCATGGCGGCAAGCGCCGCCATCGAGCCGCTTCCAACTGCGTAGAACTCTTCTTCGATCTGCTCGCCCCGGCAGTACACGTCGTACTCGTAGAGGCCGTCGGGCCGCAGTACGAGACAAAGAAAGTCTCCGCCGAGGTGAAGGAACAGCTCAGGAACTGGCTTACCGCTGCCGTACCAATCGACGAACACCATGCCGGGTGAGGACTCGCCAGCGGTTGCGATGATCACATCGAACGACTTCTTGCCCTCAGTCACACGTTTCCGGAATAGCTTCTTGCATGTATGCTTGCGTGCGCCGCTCCCGTGATCGACAGTCAACCGGGAGTCGGCTGCGAGTATCCCGTCCCGGTAGGCGATCGTCGTCATCGGGTTTCCTTGCAGAAAATGGGCTAGGCTGCTGTAGTATAGGGCAAATTTCAGAGGTTATTGCAATGGCTCGCCTACCGGCGAATACCGAAGTCGTGTTTCCGGGAACGGAGACCTCCCTCCCGCTCGATGCGCTAAAGGCCACGATCGCGATGGAATTGGCCGCTGGACTGACCACCGCAGCGGGGGTCAAGGAGCGGTATGGGATCTCAGAAGCGCAGTGGTCGATCCTGCGAAGGACCCCCGTCTTTCGCAACATGCTCAGGGAAGCAATCGAGAAACTCGGCGGCGATACCAACGCCGGAGCGCGCATTAAGTTAAAGGCTGATGTGCTGCTGGAGGACAACCTCGGCATCCTCGACGAAATCGCGAATGACCGCGACGCGCAGTCGAACGCCCGCATCGAAGCCGTCAAGACAATGGCGCAGCTCGCCGGTCGCACCCAGAAGGAGGCCACTCAGGGCGGCGGAGCCGGATCGTTCAACCTGCAGATCGTCATCGGCGAGCAGGCTGTGAACGTCACGGGACTCCCAAGCAACCCGCCACTGGAGCATCAGCCGGATGAATAACCCTGTCCTGCGCTACACCGCGCCTCCGACCGTTTCCCGCTTCATGCTGGACAACCATCAGGTCCGGCTCCTGCTCGGCCCCTACGGCTCCGGAAAGACCACTGGGTGCATCATGGAGCTGGCGAAGCGCATGTTGGAGGAACACCCCGACGCAAGCGGCGTTCGCCGAACCCGCTTCGTCATCGTGCG